TCGTCGCCAACGGGAATCTGGAGGTTATATGTCGCGACTCCGTCTTTCTTCCCATTTTTGACAAGCGTTCCAACCTTAGCCTTCTTTGGAACCTCGACATGAGAAGATAGGCCGCAGAAGATCTCGTAAGGCTTGTCCTCGAGCTTGCCGACCAAGACGAGGTATGATTCCTGACCCTCAGAGCCCTTCACATTTATTCTGTGAATATCACATGGTAGTTCCTTCGGACGCTTTGGGGCATGGTTTTCTACCATGGTCTCGGGTTGGTCATCAACTACCTTCTTTTCTTCCTTTGGTGAATCCTGAACAAGGACACCTGTACGGCAACCATCGCGATAGACAGTGAATCCCTTACAACCTGCCTCCCATGCGGTCATGTAGACGTCGGCCACAGTATCACGAGTGACTTCATTGGGAAGGTTGCATGTCTTGGAGATGGCGTGGCAGACCCACTTTTGAGCCGCGGCTTGAAGCTTGACTGACATGGTCCAGTCGACATCGTTGCTCGTTGCCTTCCAGTAAGGTGATTCAGAGATCTGTTCGTCGATCTTACCTGTGGCGTCCATCCACTTCTTGAAGCCGTGGTGGTAGACTTTGTACTCCTGCCACTTGTCGCCGAGTTGATCAGTGAAGTCGACACGAGACGCTGTATCATTTGGGTTAATCTTCTTGCGACGTGTATAGGAAAGAAGGTATGCAGGTTCAATGCCGCTCGTTGTTTGAGTGAGGCAAGAGACTGATCCTGCTGGCGCTGTCGTCGTAAGAGCTATATTGCGGCGACCATATTTCGTCCAATCAGTAAAAAGGTTCTTATCGGCTTCCATAATGCGTTTGAGGAATGCATTGTCATTCTCAAGTTGCCAATCATACGCCGGAAATGAACCGCGATCCTTTGCCATTTCAATTGATGATCGATAAGCAGAAAGCGCGAGCGACTTATAGATCTCTTCTGTCCTATCGACGGATTCCTGAGAGCCATAAATAACGTTAATAGAGGCTAATGCATCTCCTATTCCAGTGATTCCTAGACCGGTGCGACGGGCACCTGAAGCTGCTTTTCGAATCTTTTGCCATAATTCGACCTCTGCTCTCTTTACGGCAGGTGACTCAGGGTCTGCGTCAATCTTTGCAAGAATCGAGTCAACGGCCTCGATCTCCAAATCGACTAGGTCATCCATCAGTTTCTGCGCCTTAGCGGATGTCTGTCTGAACTTGTCAAAATCAAAAGATGCCGTCGGAAGGTATGCATCCTTCACGAACTTCGTGAGATTAATGAGAAGAAGACGGCAAGAATCATAAGGACTCAATATAAGTTCAGCACATGGATTAGTCGAAACGCTAGCATATCCCTTGGAAGCATAGGCTTCAGTCGGAGTCATTTTCTTGACCGTGTCCCAGAAGAGAAGTCCTGGTTCGGCTGAAGTCCAGGCGGCGTCAATGATCTGGTTCCATAGCTCGCGGGCCTTGACAACCTTCTTGACCTTGGCTTCTTCAAGCCTGCAATCAACCGGCCAACGAAGTGTGAAGTCGATGTCGCCCTTTACAGCGTTCATAAACTCATCTGTGAGACGGACGGAGATGTTGGCACCTGTTACCTTCTTGAGGTCGCGCTTGATGTTGATGAACGTCTCTACCTCAGGATGCATAACGGAGATGGTGAGCATCAAAGCTCCACGTCTTCCGCCTTGAGCAACCTCGCGACAAGTATTAGAGAACCTCTCCATGAAGACACCAATACCGTCTGTCGTACCTGCAGCATTGGCCGTTGCTAGACCCTTGGGACGAATTGTGGAGACATCAAAACCAACTCCTCCGCGGCGTTTCATGATTTGAGCCTGCTCCTGATCCGTAAAGAGAATGCCTCCGTATGAATCCTGAGGAGAGTCAATGACAAAACAATTGGATAACGATTGCAACTTATAAGGATTTCCCATTGCTGACATTGGTGAACCTTGCGGTACGACAGCCCCGACGCCTCGTGAGGCACCAGCGAGCTGTTCCAAAGTCATGACAGCGCGTTCAGAAATGTCAACATGATCGACGTCAGCAAGGAGACAAAAGATCTCTTTCTCGGAGAGAGGGTTAGGATAATTCGCCTCGATTCTCGCAAATTCTTTAGCAAGACGGAGGTGCATATCTGTCGGCGTCTTTTCCAAAATATTTCCTTCACCATCACGAAGGGCATACTTTGAAACGAAAACAGATGCAGCCAATTCATCACCATTGAAATAAGCCAAAGAAGCTTCGTATGCTTCGCTGTACGTATATGTAGCCATCATTTTCTCTCTTTGCGTCTTATCGATTCTTGAGTTCATAACTATATCACACATTTCAGCGAGTGTCATCTCTCGATTTCTGATTTACTCTTACTCGAGGCAAACTCGCTCTTGAGTTCTTTCCACTTCGCTCGCAGGGCCTTCTTTTGTTCTGCTTCGTCGCTCGCAGTAGTTTCTTCAGGAGAATCGGGAGCGCCAGTAATCTCAAACTTACTTTGAGCAGTGTTAATCTTGGCAGGGAAGACTAGACCATCACGACCGGCTCGATTCTTGGCCACGAACAATCGACCCCATCCGCTAGCTTTCTCATGGGCACGGCGGGATACTGAGATGATGAAATCGCAGATCATAGCCTTACCATACGCCTCAGACATGTTAGTCATATCGATGACCTCAGCATTTGCTCCTTCCTTGTTGGATTGAGAAGCTGTCCAGATTGGAACACCGATCTCCATTGCTAAACCTCGAAGTTCCTCATAAACCAACTTGAGCTCATGTCTGAGAGAGTCAAACTGCCGTGTAGAGCGCATAATATCAGCATAGTCAATTATGACAATATCTGGTTTGAATCCTTTTAGGTCTAAACGCTCAATGTGTGAACGAATAGTAAAAATACTGGCTGTGTTAGTCGGATACTCTTTGATGAAGAGACGTCCCAACGTCATGTTCTTGTATTTATCTGTTATCTCTTCCTTGTGGTCCATGACTTCATTCGAATCCATGTCACAAAGGTTCGAATCGTATCGAATGCCGACAGCTGTTTCAGACAACTCAAAGGTGTAATGAAGAACATTCTTTCCTTCCTTCAAGGCATTTGCACCGATCATAGTAAGCCAGTGTGACTTACCTGAACCGCTGCCGCCGACGACACAGAGGAGTTCTCCCTTACCAGAACCACCGTTGAGGATCTCTTTCTTGTCGAGCTCAGGAATGCCTGTTGGAATCGTATCACGCTTTAGGCGAGTGAACCTGGCGTCCATCTCATTGAAGAAGTCATGACCGACAGAAGGTGCGGTACCGACCTGAACTGCCTTCTTGATAGACTCTATGATAGACTCATATTTGTTGGCGGCCATTTGGTCTACTGCATTTTCAAGAGCAGCTTTGAGGGCCTGCTTCCGACAAAAATCCAGCGACTTTTCGCGAACAAACTGTAAATCGCCTGGATCTGGATTCGCCTTCATCCTCTGCAGGTATTCGATGATCTGATCACGAAGGATGATGTCGGTGCCGACTTTTAGATCTTCTCGGATAATTGTCACGAGGAGCTGAAGCGTCGGAAATACCTTGTATTTCTTTGAGTAAGAAAAATATCTATCCGCAAGAAACTGCAGGTATTTGAGTTCGAAGTATGATGTGTCAAAGACTTCCATCATCTGTTCAGCAAACTTAGAATCAGTCAAAAGGGCCTGCATGATCTTTTCTTGAAAAGACTTACCGTACGACCCGAACGTGATCTTCGCGTTATTGGATTTATTTTCGATATCCGACATTTCAATCTCCAGACGTGAGTCTGACATCTTCTATACAGTTGAATGCGTAGAAGAAACCTTCTACATCAAAATCAGTGACTCCTTCCTTTATGAGGAGTCTTATCAAGCTTATCCTATTCGTACGTGGTATGAATGTATCGACGGCATGTTGCACCTTAGAAACTTGTGTGGCAGACAACATGCTACCATCCAGGTAGACGAGTTTCCAATTGCGCTGCAAAATTTCTTTCTCTTGCACAATTCTCTTGTAGACAGATGACTCATCAATCCTGACTTGGCAGTACGAAATGACGTCATCTAACAACAGTTCTTCGTCTGACCCCAATAAAGGAATCTTCTTCGCTGCAGTTTTGAACCCTAATCCTTTGATTCCGTCGATGTTGTCACCCGGGTCACCACACAACGCTTTTGCGAGGGCGAAGTGTTTCGTCTTGATCCTGTACTCGTCGAATATCTCAAGAGCGTCGACGATGCGCTTCTTATGGAGTGAGTATAACTTAGTGTTATCGTTCAATAGTTGATAAAGATCTTTGTCAGAAGAAACTATGACCTTAGATCTATCTCTAAAGGGACCATTACACATGAAAGCTATGATATCATCTCCTTCGCAGTCAGAAGCATAAACTTGACAAACAGGAACATTTTTCAACATCTCAAGCAAAGAGATGAGTTGATGTTTTCTATTTTCTTCAGAATCAGGAATGTCGTCACCGTAAAAGCGGTTCAGCTTCTCAGGACGGCGGCCCAGCTTGTAGTCAGAGTAAATGTTCCTGCGGCGTTGCGATCCTCCACCTTCCCAAGCGACATAGACGCCAGACGGTTGGATCTCGGTGACTATTTTCTTTAGTGACTTAAGAAAACCTATGCAACCGCCCATCTGATGGCCATGAGAAGACATGGTCGGGAAAGCGGCCCAGGAGCGAATAAAAAGATTCGCTCCATCGATCAATAAAATAGGCCTGTCAGACATTAAGTCCTTCCTGTGGAACCGAATCCTCCATCGGCGCGGGGCGTCGACGTAAGCTCTTCTTCCTTCTTGAAGATGGCACGAAAAACCTGAGAGAAAACTAACTGTGCAATCCTATCACCTTTTTTGATGATAAAATCCTCGTAGCCTGTGTTCAATAGAACGACTTTTACCTCGCCTCTATAATCGCAATCGACAGTTCCTGGAGAGTTTAGAACAGTGATTCCATATTTTGCTGCCAGGCCACTACGAGACCGAACTTGGCCTTCAAAGCCTACAGGAATTTCTACCTTCAGACCAGTAGGTATAATTGATCTCTTGCCAGCAGGAATGATTGTATCAATTGACGAATGCAAGTCGCAGCCAGAAGATCCTTGCGTCTGGTATTTCGGCAGAAGGTCTGGATCTTCAATATCGTAGTTTACCCAAAGAACATACGTGTCACTCATCAGACATCCCTCCTTCACCATCACCTTCTCCAGAAGGTTCTCCTCCCGTTGTAATGAGAGCAGAATCAATTGCCATCAACAAGTAATTCCTGTATTTTTCATCTTTCAACATGCTTCCAAAGTCTGATTTATAGAACTTCTTCTCTAGCGTAACTTCACCCGTCTTTGCGTTGGTTACGGTCAATTCCTTCCAGGCTCCTTCTCCTGTGATGTTGACTTCCAAGTTGTCTCTCTTGACGGGACCATTTGCCTTGCAATGGGCTCTGACCTCGTCAAAAAGGTATTCGTCCTCCACGATGCCTTTTCCGAAGATGATGTCAAACTCGCACTTGCGGAAAGGTGGAGCTACCTTATTCTTCTTTAGAGTAGCTATGACATGAATGCCAATGATATTGCCATTCTTGTCTTTGACCTGTGTACCTGAAGTCAACTTGATTCGAACTGAAGCATGGTAAGGAATGGATTTTCCTCCAGGCGTGACGTCTGGGTCACCATGCATGACTCCGATGGCAGTACGGAGTTGGTTGAGACACAACAGAGTCACGTTGTTCTGGCCAATGACTCCTGTGATCTTACGCATTCCCTTAGAGATGACGCGGGCCTGTAGGCCAATGGTATTGTCTTCATATTCACCATCGAGCTCGGCTTTTGGTGAAGTCGCCGCGACAGAGTCCCAAATGACGAGAATGGGCACGTTCTTATCAATCACTTGCTTCGCCTTGAGAATGGTCGACTCGATGATAGAGAAGACCTCCTCAGTGCAGTGAGAATCGCAATAGACAAACCTCTTACGGACATCAATGCCCATGGCCGCTAACTTTTGAGGAGAAGTAGCGTTCTCAGTATCGACGTAAACCACCAGACCTCCCATCTGCTGAACTACCGCAGATGCGTGGTAGGCCAAGTGTGACTTACCGATCGATGGAGCACCAGAAATTTCGATGATTCTACCTTCGGGATAACCTCCTCCCGTTGCATTGCGAATCGCATAGTTCAATTGAACCGAACCGGTGTCAAGCCAACGTTTGACGATTGTTGGAGCTTCGTCTTCTGACAAATTATACGCTATTCGTTGCCCAAATTCCTTGTTGATAGATGAGATGAGATCCTTCATCATGCTATCGACTTCTGATTTCTTTACGACCGACTCGGACTCTTCCGACTTGTCTTTTTTAGCCATAGTCAATACTATCCTTGTGAGGTAAATGGTTCAAGTGCCGGAGTTTTTTCTCCGGCACTTGAGTTATCAATCATCCGTCTGACATGAGGTCAGCAAAAGCATCATCAAGAGATTGCTTCTTCGGCGGTTCATCATCAGACTTCTTCGGTTTCTTTTGCGGAGGAGCTGCCTTGACTTCTGCGACGAGATCATCAAGAGCGTCAGCAGGAGTAGGACCTCGGGTCGTTTCAGTCGAAGAAACCTCGTCTGTAGCTCCTCCATTGAGCCAGTTATTGAGAACCGTCTCAATCTCTTGAGTGGACTTGAGACGGTAGAGGTCATCGATGTTAGGAACGGCCTCGAGCCAAGTCGACGCAACCTTTTGATCCTCATGAAGCTTTGAAGGCCTACGAGCAGGATCAACCATGGTGTCATTGAATTGCTTACCAGGTGCCTTTGAGATTGTGACCTTGAGGTCGAAACCCTGGCTAGGATCGAGGATATCACCTACCTCTTCATCAAGGAAGAAACCAAGCATGCGTTGGTAAACAATCTTACCGAATGCCCAAACCTGCACACCCTTGTCTTCTTCACCTCGAACGATGACAGGAGCATAACACCTCATCTTCGGTGCCAACTTCTTTGCAAGAAGTCTATCGTCAGGCTTGCCACTGCTGTAGAGCTTTCGAATGAGATCATTGATGGGATCGGGCTTGCCAAATTGGTTTGGCGCCAGGAGGCCGGCATTCTCACCGATGTAGTAGAACCACCTCTCCATGAAAGGTTGTCCCTCCCCAGCATTCTTCCAAGGGAGACACCGAATCTTATACTCACCGAGGCCAGGCTTCCACATCTGAACAGATGAGGTCTTCTTTACACCGCTGAGCTCTGCTACGCGCCGCTTGATTGCTTCTAGATCGATTGCCATGATATTTTCCTTTTCCGTTTCCGTTGTGAATCCCTAATTGAGATGGAACCGCCGCATGCGGTCCTGCATTCAGCTAGACATCCTAGTCTTTGTCAACCTAACTTGAAGAAGGTAGGTTGTATTGTCTTAACATTCTCTTGACAAATTTTGCACGATGTCATGACGACAGAACAAAAATTTATCTTCATAGTTGACCTCTTCCTAATCCTCTTCCGCGTCGAAAAATCGACAGTTTAAATATACGCAAGATAAAAGGCTAGGCCGCCATCATCGCAACGCCGAGGAGAGAAACTACAAATCCAGCAACTTGGAGTGGAGTTAGGCGGTCGCCGAGGATCACAAATCCGATGACGAATGCAGCAGTATAGATGACATCGACAAGGACGGACATGAGGCTGAGATTTTGGGAATTTTTAGCAATATATCCCCAAAGAAGTCCGCTGACTATTGACGGTCCTATGGGAGCCCAAACTGGTAAAAGTCCACATTGAACTTTTTTCGTTATCAAAGCTCCCATTAAGCCGACACAAAATAGAGAAAAATAAGAAACTATGAGTGATCTCAAGACAAACTCACTTCCAAGTAGGTTTTTTTCGTTTCTTTCTTTCTTTTACCTTTGGTCCTTCTAAATCATGTCCAGATAGCCCCAGGGGGGCCGTGAAGCCGGCTATTGCTCCTACCCCACTGAATTCTGACATTTCTGAAGCTTCCGAAGTATCGTCATCTTCGTCAAAGAGTTGTTTAGACTCTTTGACGACCTCAATGATATAACGGCGCAAAACGTCGTTCATGTTGCTAACTATTCGCTCACGGTCTCTTTTTCTTGCTTCGTGGCGAGATAATCTGCTGTTTGAACCACATTGACTAATGTACCTTCCTTTAGACAGTAAGACTTATTTTCTTGGAGAACCCAACCGTCATTGAGCATGATAGACAGCCATTCGTCTTGGGTGAGCTTCAGGCCGAAGTGCTGGCAAAGCCAAACACCACGGTGAGGGACAGTCATATACTTGATGTCCTTGTTATGTTTGTACATCTCACCTAACTTTTCGCGATGCCAGTCAGAGTCCTGGGGGACGTAATAGTCTTGTTCGAGGTCGCCGAGCTTGCCTAAATCGTGGAATAGGCAGGCAATGATGAGAGAATCCTTGGGTAGCGTGTGTTCAAAAGCCTTACACAACTTCATGGCGTTGCTGAGGACCCGAAGAGAATGATCGACAAGCCCACCCGGTTCGGCAAGGTGAAAGTCCTTCCTTCCTGAAGCAGGACACAGAGCCAATCTCTCTCCGAAATGGTCGACAAGAGCAAGAGCGTGAGGTGCGCGGTCCCCTAACTTTTCACATAAGGCACGAAACTTGTCGAAATTGGACGCAATTTGCTCAGGTGTTAATGACATGAGGCCATCATATGACGTGATGGCCTCAATGTTCAAAGTAGTAAAGCTAAGACGTAATTCAACGTATCATTCTCACATAGCTAAGCTTCCGTCAGCATTGAACAACATTGGTTGTCCTGCGTCGGCATATAGGGGCTCCCACCCACCGTAATCAGGGTCTTCAGTCTCCATGTGAAAAAGACCAGGGCTCTCTGGTGCTGGTACCAAACGAGCTTGGTGTGCAGTGTAATCTGCATAGTCTGGCACCATTCTCTTTATTTGACGAAAAACGGGAAGCTTATGAAGAAAACCTAAGTTCTGTCCTACCCCCATAGATTCTTTCAACACTCTTGAAACTTCTTCCTTGATAACTCTGCGTAACTGAGACACTGTAATTTTCATTGTTGTTCTCCTGAAAGGACGTCATAAAT